TCAGTGGGCCGGAAAGCTGACGGGTTTGTCATCGGTGTTTGGCGTGTGATCGGGCGCTTGACGGGTGTAGACACATTTTCCCTGTACATAAGTCGCGCTGATATTTCGGTCATCGCTTTGCATCATCAGGGCGAACAGCCTGTCGTCCAGCGAGGTGGATTGCTGTTGGCGTAGCTGCTGCAACGGGGTGGCGGCCCAGTCCAGCACCACGAAGTCGGCGTCTTTGCCCGGCAGAAAATTCCCTAAGCGATCATCCAGCGACAAGGCGGCAGCGCTGCCCAGCGTCGCCTGATACAGCCCCTCACGCGCCGAGAATTTCTCGCCCTGCAATTGCTGCACCTTGTAGCCGTCGCTGAGGGTTTGCAGCAACGATAGGGTAGTGCCAGCACCGACGTCAGTACCCATCCCGATACGAATTCCCGCTGCTTTTAACGGGTGCAACCGGAACAGGCCGCTGCCCAGAAACAGATTAGAACAGGGGCAAAACGCCACGGCGGATTGACTTTGCACCAGCGTTCGGATTTCTTCAGGTTGCAGATGGATGGCATGGGCAAACACCGAACGGCGTCCGGTCAGGCCGTGGTGATGGTAAACATCAAGGTAATGCTGATGTTCAGGAAACAGCGATTTCACCCAGGCGATTTCGTCCGGATTTTCGCAAAGATGTGTATGCAGATACACATCCGGGTATTCCTGCAACAATCGACCCGCCAGCGCCAGCTGCTCAGGGGTCGAGGTGGGGGCAAAACGCGGGGTGACCGCATAGCGTAACCGCCCGCGCCGGTGCCATTTTTCAATCAACGCTTTGCTTTCGTCGTAGCTTTGCTGCGCGGTATCGCACAGATAATCCGGTGCATGGCGGTCCATCATGACCTTACCAGCGATAAGACACAGGTTTTTGGCTTCAGCGGCACGGAACAGTGCGTCAACCGACTGCGGGTGCACGGTTGCGAACACCAGCGCGCTGGTGGTGCCATGCCGCAACAATTCCTGAATGAAGAACGTGGCCCGTTCCTGGGCGTAATGCGCGTCGGCGAACTTGCGCTCGGTGGGAAAGGTGTAGGTATTAAGCCAGGACAGCAGTTGCTCACCGTAGCTGGCGATCATTTCCGTTTGCGGAAAATGGATGTGGGTATCGATAAATCCCGGCATCAACAACCGCCCGCGATAGTCGATCACCGTCATGGACTGGCGCTCGGCTTCGGTGATGCTGTCATACGGCACGGCGTCCTGAATGCGACCATCTCGCACCCGCAGCAGGCCGTCTTCGATAAAGCGGGTGGCTTGCGGGTCCTGTAACGGGTCGGCGACAAAGTGCAATAAGCTAGCGCGGTAAGCGTGGATGGTGTCCGTCATGGGTGTTCTCCCTGCTGAGGAACAGGAAAACCGGTAGATTGTGCATCACTCTTTTCCTGAACCCGTGTTAATCAAAGCGGTGTCTGCGTCTGATTTTTGATGGTGGAGGAGGGGAAGGGCACCATCGTCACAGCAGGATTCATCCCTTGCGGCGTTAACAACCCGTCAGGCGGGTGTCGTCGCGGCAAGTGACTGAAAATCAGCAAAAGCAGTTCGATACTAAAAGCCGACGGCGGTCAGCGTCAATAATACGTTTTTCCAATATGAGAGGTATGAGAATGATAAAAACACATATTGTGTATTTTGTCCGGGGAATAAAAAACCCCGCCGGGCGGCGGGGAAAGACGGTCAGAAAAGTAAGGAAACACGGAGGGAGAGAAGCGTGACGAATTACTTGCGTTCGCCTTCAACCGGCTCGGTTTTGCCCGGCACCATGATGGAACGGGTGATGGCTTCCATGGTGACGAAGGTGTGACCACAGTTCACGTTAGTGCACTGGTGGTAACGCTCCTTGGTATTTTCAGACAGGTAGCGGCTGGAACGGGCATGAGCAGAATGACGGCACAAAGGACAATGCATCATGTTGAAATCACCTTATGTGTACGGGTTAGTGAAACATCTTACACACATGATACTGTATTGAATTCGAATTTGCAAACTCAAGGTTTGCAAATTCGTTTTATTGAGTCGTTTCAGGCAAAAGGCCATAATCGGCAACGTACTCAAGATCGCTTGAGAGGATGTCGAGTTCCAGCGTCGAGGTAAAACCCCTGTCGGAAAGTTTGTGCACCACGGATTTTATATTCCATAACCGCTCATCAATAACTTGTTTGAACCCTTTTAGGTTCAATAACATGCCAGGAACAATCGCCTCCATGCCGGTGTGGAGTTGTACGGAGAAGTCCACACCTTCACGTTGGATTTGAAACCACCGGCTGATAGCCACCATCGTTGCGTCTTCTTTATCACGGTATAACTTCGACAGTGTGCTCGCGTTTTTGGTGTCGCCGGACAAGTAGTTGGTGATCTTTTCTGTTGAACCCTGAGCGCTGCTGGCCGATTTTGCGGCAGGATGCGCGGCATCTGCCGTTTTCGTCGCCTCTTCCTTTGCTTTTATCCTGACGGCGTAGGTTTTGGCGTCTTTGTAGTCGTGCCATTTGGCAATCACGACCGGTTGAGATTTACGTTCCGTGACTTTGAATGTGAATGAACTGCAGTCTTGACGCTCCAGCGTTTTTGTCCCCATCGGCTTACCGCTGACGCTGGTGCCAAAGCCACCTTCAAACAGTGCTAATACGCCGTTCTTAACGGTAACCGTGAAGTTGTTATTTCGGCCCAACTGGAATAATAATTCTGAGTCAGACTGATTGCTTTGTATGATATCTTTCAGTGCGAGCTGCTCCAGTTTTTCTGAAATGGATAGACTCAGCTCGTTTCGTACAGCAATGGTCTTGGCGAGATTGCCCAATGTGGTATTTTTATAGCTTTCTTCACGTGGGCTATTAAAAGCCCCACGAAAATTCATGCTGTTAGCCGTAATGATTAATTTATCCGGGGAGCCCTGGTACGTTATCTTATCGACGATATAGATCCCTTTAGAAATCAGAGGTTTATTTTTCCACCCAAGGCTGATACCGATATTTACCCCTTTTTCTGGCATGACTAATTTTCCATCACTGTCATCCAGCTCCAGCGTAAGTGTATCTGATTCAAATCCGATATTATCCGTTAGTGACAATGAAATAAGACGTGATTTTATATTGGATGATGTGGATATCTGCTCCTTCATTGCTTTATCCCACAGTGTGATAATAAAATCGGGAGAGAGTTGGCTACCTATATCGATCTGATTTTTTGTGATCATGACAATAGTCCCTGAATCGTTGACTTAGCGGTTGACAACGCCGGGGATATTTCAGAGTTATAAAGCGCAGATGCCTGATCTTTGAGATCGCCAAACATTGAAATCAGCGATTCATCAATGCGCTTCAACGTCAGGGTAAAACTGATACTCCGGGCACTGCCGTCGGAATACAGATCTTTTCCTGAGTATTCCACCCTGGTGATAACGAACATGCCGTAAATAGTACCGCTTCCTTCAATAAGAGGCCATGCCATACCAGAGTCTGCCATATAATCCAGCGCAAGCCTGGAGGCTTGGCTGGTGATACCGGATATTTCCGGGATCAGCGTACCGCTTAACGTAATGGTTTCATCACCTTTACCCAGATATTGATGTGAGTTGCGTAAGCCGATCCGGGCGTTTCCCTGCCAGTTATAAGCAGCTTCCCGCTTAATGGTATTGTATGGCAGCGTGCGCAAGTGAAAGACGAATAATCCAAGGGCAAGCATCATAATAATTATTCCTTAAAACGGGTGTAAAGTATTCATCTGGCTTAAACGCCGGTCTTCCCGCTGTTGCGAGTATTCATTCAATATACTGAGGACTTTCTCATGAAGTTGCTCGCTCTGGCTCCCCTCCGGCATACTTATCTGCACGTTATTATTAATGACGCTGTTGTCTACATAATTACTGTTGATTATCGGCGACAGCGCACTGTAATTACCATAGCTTATGCCGTTCAGCGAATTAGCTCCCGCACCGGTTTGATAATCAGAAGCTGATGCCGGAGGTGTATTATCTATAGATAATGAGTCACCTGATGTTGGAGCCGAAGGCGGCGGCGGTGTTATGCCTAGTGTATCTTTTGCTTTTTTATGGTCCTCTAAATATTTTGCGGCCTCCACTTCATATAATTCATTCCCGAATAAATAATTATTGGCCAGATATTTTTGCTGTTCAGGGTGCTCTGTATAATAGTCATACAACTGTTCCGCTGCTTCGGTTCCTGCATAGGATAAGGCATTTCCCCGTGTTAGCAGCGCTAAACCTTTAATTAACGAAAGCCCAGGTTTTTTAGGGAGAACGTCCAAATCCATCAATGGATTGAACAATGGGATATCAACACTATCAGTGCCATTGAGGGCGCTTGGTGCATTGCTTAGCGCTGAATTTGATGATGATTGCGGCGTAAGCTTGTCCAGTTGGCGGCTTCCTGCCTGGACGAGGTCGCGCACGGTTCCTTCCGTCGATTCATACAACTTAACCTGCATACTTTCCGTTTGGGATTGAAACTTACTGATATCACCCGCCAGTGTATTTTGTGCAGTCTCGTAAGATTTTGTTAGAACCTCATCCGAGTCTTGTACGCGGTTGCGAAGCGCGCCGGTGTTACCATGCGTCAGCCCTTTAATCAGGACATTGGCTGCTGGCGCGCCCTGGGAACCAAATATCGTGTTGAGGTATTTATCACGCTGTGATGGATTAACCTTGTCCTGATCAAAGCGTTTACCTATCTGCTCCAGCGTTGTTAGCGGTGAAATCAGTTTTCCTTGCGCGGTAGAAGGGGAGATATTCAACCGTGAGAGCAGTTGACGGGCTTTGTCGGTTGGTTTGCCGAGCCGTTGGATAAGGGCTTGCACTCGTGCGCCGTTGGCTTTCCCATCTGCGCCGTCTATCCCGCTATCCGCCAGGGCACCCAGCATGATGCTGGTATCTTCGAAACTCACGCCAGCCTGATGGGCAGTCGGTGCAGTTGTAGCCAACCCTTCTTTATAGCTGTCAAAGCTCGCTTCTGTCTTTTGGATGATTACGCTGGCTACATCGCCGATATGTGCGTAATTGGCATTTTTCAGTTGGAAAGCACGATCGGCCCCCATGAGCAGGGCGGCAGAGTCATTGATAGGGCGTTGATTAACCTGTGATAGCGTTACTGCTGTCGGCGTAACTGCCAGTACGGTGTCTTCGGTTGCGCCCAGATCGACAATTGCGTGCTGTGCCCGAACTGCGTCGGCATGGGTAAGCGGTGTGGTATCCGCAATGGCTTTAGCCTGGGCGGTGAGGTATTTGGCTGCCTGGGCGTTGGGAGTCAGACCGAGAGAGGCTTGTAAGCTCGCATTTTCACGGGAAAAATCATATCCCGGCTCCAGAAGTTTCTGAACCGAATTAACCGTACCCGTTGCCAGATCTTCAGGGCTCATGGATGAGAGTTTTTCCATCACCTTGTCACGGATCTTGCCTAATAACCCGGTCTGTTTTTTTTCCTCAGGAAGAGGAGCGGTATCTTTATTGCTATTGCTCGGGTCTTTTTTCGGTGCGCCAGTTTTATCGGGTGTATTTCCACCCGATTTTTTCCCCCTCGGCTTCTTTTGTGCCGGGGGCTGGCGATTGGAGGTAGGGCTCTGGCTGGCGGTTGGCTTGCCCTGAGCGGACTCTCCGGCGGAGGTTGGCGCTTTCTTACTGGAAGATTTTGCGGCTTTTCCTGATTGTTTCGCCGCATTGCTGAGTATGTTAGAAAAATTAAATTTAGGCATTGGGTTGTCCACTTCGTTCTAATGCCTTGGCGCGCCATCGTGTCAGCTCAGCCAGGCTCATTGGGTAAAGTTCTGATGGCGGCCAGTGGAATACCACGGCGATATCCGCCATCAAATCGTCAACCGTCAGGCTGGATGGCAGCGTCAGCGTGCCGAGCTCGGCGACAAAAAACCGATCACCTTGCCAGCCAGCTGAGTGAGATCGGCAAGTTCAAGCGAGGAAACGTCGGCTTCCGTTAAAATTGGGTAGGTAATACGCGGCAGAACCTTGATCAACGCATCGACATCCGCATTAGCGAGTGCGGCCAGCCCGATGCCACGTAGCGCACCGGCAGTCGGTTTGATCAGCGTGACTGATTCGATCAGGTTTTCGCCCCGTTTAATCGGGGTGTTCAGCGCGATTACGTTCTCTTGTGCAGTGATTTCAGCCGTCATGGTAAATACTCCAAATAGTTGTCAAGGAAATGGCCAGCCGTAGCTGGCCAGGAAGGTGATTACAGACCGATATTGCGGCGGTGCTGTTCCAGACGGTCAACGCCGTTAACTTTTTCGATCATGTTGATGGTGTCGATTTCAATCATTTCGACGCCGTCGATGATCAGTTTGTAGTAAGTGCACTGGGTGGAAATTTTCACTTCCGTTTCTTCGCCCTGTTTGGATTCGCCACTGTCAATCGACTTGTGACGGCCACGCAGTACGATTTCGACGGCGGTGACATCACCGTTGTCGTCACGCTGGTAAGAACCGGCGAAACGCAGCGGGACAGCATCCGCGCCAGGCAGAGCGTATTGACTCCAGAAGGTTGCGTCAGGCAGGCCGCCCATGCTCCATTCCAGAACCAGCGCTTCGTCATCCAGACCGAAGTCCACCGGTGCCGCGCCGTGCATACCGCCGCCGCGGTAGTTTTCCAGTTTGCGGGTCAGTTTCGGCAGGGTGACAGAATGCACCTGGCCCATGTAGCTCATACCGTCGTTGAACAGGTTGAGATATTTAAGTTTACGTGGCAGTGCCATGAGTCAGTCGCTCCTTAGCTGTTAACGGATGCAGCCAGGTTCACCAGATACTTGTCGGTGATACGCTGACGCAGCGTGAGGTTTTCCAGTGGCGGCACCGGGGTGTACTCGTAGTCGATGTACAGCTTGCCTGCCTTCAGCGTTTCCTTATCGTTGGCGCTTTCATCGAACCAGCAGTCGGCATCGATGATGTAGCCGTTGGATTTCAGCTCGCGGAATTTAGCCTTGATACCTTCGATGATGTCGCGGATCAGGGTGGCAGTAACCGGTTTGTCGACGGCCCACATGTGCGCTTCAGCCATGGTGTCGGCCAGCACTTGCGCGGTGCGGGTGTAGTTTTCAAACAGAAAGAGCGGATCGTCGGAACAGGTGCGGTTACCCCAGAAGCGGAAACCGTCCTTACGTACCAGCGTGGTTACACCAGCTTCGTTCAGTAGGTCGGCGTCGCTGCCGATGGTCTGCAAATCCCAGTACACGCTGGCAGAGATACCGGTCACGCCGTTAACACCGACGTTGGACAGGGTTTTGTGCCAGCCGGTTTCCTGGTCGATCTTGGCGCGCAGGCCCAATGCACGCGCGGTAGCGTAGGCAGTGGCGCTGGCGTTGGTTACGGTGTTCCAGGCGATAAAGTCCGGCCAGATCACCATCAGTTCGCGCTGGCTGAAATTGCCGCGGTATTTGATGGCGTCGGACAGGGTTTTACAACCATAGGCGCTCACGTAACCGAAGGCGCGCAGTGACTGACAGATGGCGGCCAGCGCGGTAGCGACAGGCTGGGAATCCAGCCCCGGAACGCCGAGGATACGCGGCTTCACGCCAGTGACTGCCTGGGCGTCCAGCAGGGCTTTCATACCGGTGTATTTGCCATTGGCATCGGCACCGCCGATGATATTGGACACCGTTTCAGCTTCGTTAGCGCCTTCAGCTACGCGAACGACTACCGTTACCGGTTTGGTCTGATCGCCAATGGCTTGCAGTGCGGCAGCCAGAGTACCGGTTTTACCGGCTTTACCTGCGGCGGTCAGCACATCGGTAATCAGTACCGGTGTATTCAGTGGAAAAGTGGCGGCGTCAGCGTCCGGTCCGGTACAGACCATACCGACGATCGCGGTTGATACAGTTGAAATGACGCGAGTACCGTCGTTGATTTCGACGACCTGCGTACCGTGATGAAAATCACTCATCAAGAATGTCTCCTGTTGTGGGGTGCGAGTAATAGTGCCTCGCCGGAGAACAGAAGGCATTCGAATAGGGTTTGGTATCAGATGGCACAACAGGGTGAAGCCGATAATGTTTTTATAATGATTAAAAACAATGAGTTAACTAAAATAAAAAACAGATGCCGTTGGGGGAACAACGGCATCTGTAAGGTTATGGCGCAGGATTCACGCCAGTGAGAGCGGTGAATCAGGCTGGCATGGTCGGCCAGTCAATGGCGGGGGCACCAGATACATCCACTCGGTTTAACAGCACCAGATAGGTTTTCCAGTCTTTCAACGCCTGGGTTTCCTGTTCCGTCGCCATGTCCAGCTCCACCGCATATTGCAATACGGTCAGGCGTTTTTCCGCCTGGGCGAGGTAACCCGCCAGCTGCTGTTGCGCTGCGCTGACCTGTGCGGCCTGTTGCGCTTTAGCATCTGTCACCCAGCCGTCGTTTTGCCAGATATCGTAAGCGGTGGCGGGTGGCAACAGCGTCAGGGTGTCGGAAAGGTCACCGAGTTGGCTTACCTGGCTGGATTGCCCCGTCTGCTTATCGTAGGCCGTCTGCCCGCGATAATCGGCAACGTTTTCCCAGGACAGGCCATCCTGACTGCGCACAATAGCCTGACCGGATTGAGCGGCCGGTGGGGTATCAATAAAGCTGTGTGCTGGAATGCCAACACCTTCCATCAGGTATTCACGGGTGTTACCGATATATTCCCGCGTTTGTGGGTCAATATGGTAAACCGTAATGTAACCGGCGCTCAGGCTCAGCCCCTTTTCATTAAGCTGAATCGTATTTTCATTTTGAGTGGTCATGATTAACCTGCCTTAACGATATAGCTGAAAGCGACGTTGCGTGGGCGGGTAGAACCGTACCCATTAGCCCAGCCGTTATTATCTAGATCTTGTGCTCCTGCTGAATCGACATTAATTGCAGCACGCAGCATTTCATAATCTTTTTTATCTACTTTATCAAAGCCCATCGCCATATATGTATTAGCTGCGTCACTGTTGCTATGGATCAGGGCTCCGATGTTCACTGACCCAAGCGTCGGATCCGATACGGTCAAGGTCCCTTTCTGCCAACTGAGAATACCGCGTCCAATGTCAACATTTCTACCATCATCCCAGCCACGAATAAATTCGCCGCGCAGGTCCGGCAGGGTGCCTGCTGGGTACAGTTTGGCCAGTTGCGGATATTTGGTGGCGTCAAACGCCTGGCCGTTACATTTCAGCCAGCCTTCCGGCGCGTCCGCCAGCGGCCAGGGTTGTGGAATACCGATTAAATCTTTCAGTCCATCGGTTGCTGTGGGTTGCGTGGTGGCAGTGTCCTGCTGGTCACCGTGGCATTTACCACATCCAAGAGAAATGCTGCCGATATGAATCGGGCTATTTTTATAGATATTCTCTTTACCCAGAATCAGGTCAAGTGAACAAGGGGAGTTATATTTTTCCATGTAATTTCTCTTAATGTTAATTACGTTTTTTAGCGCGAATTATTTCGCAGCTTTTATTATTTTGTAAAAAACAGATGAGATGCATTATGGATGTGTTGTGTGAGGGGTAAAACCACTCGTGGTGGCTTTATTATTTCAATTGAAATAAATACTATTTATATATTTTATTGCATAATCATTGGCTGGTGCGTGATTTCTCCGTCGCAGGGAAATACTTATAAATGGTTTTTTCCGACACGCCGATAATATTGGCAATTTGCCAGCGGGTTGCACCATTGCTCAACAGCGTTCTGGCATGGTCGAGGGTATCTGGCGTCATAATGCGTTTACGCCCACCAATGCGTCCTGCCGCTCTGGCTGCGGCTAATCCCGCGCGGGTCCGTTCGACGATCAGTTCTCGCTCCATCTCGGCCAGCGCACTCATCACGTGGAAGAAGAAACGGCCAGCGGGCGTTGAGGTATCAATCGCATCGGTCAGGCTGCGAAAGTGAATTCCCCGACGTTGCAAGTCCGACACCATGGTAATTAGGTCGCGCACACTACGGCCTAGCCGATCCAGCTTCCAGACGATCAGCGTGTCACCGCGTCTGAGTTTGCGTAACGCGCGTTTCAGTCCCGCACGTCTGGCGTTTTTACCGCTGGCCTGATCTTCGAAAATCAGTTCACAATTTGCGCTTATCAGCGCATTTTTCTGTAATTCGGTATTTTGATCGCTGGTAGACACCCGGGCATAACCAATCAGCAT